GAAGTGTTCTTGATGGTCATGGTGATGTCGATGGTGTCCTCCGGCGCGACAATCGACCGGGACACAGTGCATGAGGTGACGCTGAAATCAGCCATAAATCCTCCTCCTTAGATGTCGGTTATCTTGAATGCCAGTCCACCGTCTGTGGTACGCCGCAGCTGGTAGTTGCCGAACTGCACATAGTTGCCCGCAAAACGGCTGTACTTGTTGCCGTTCATCACGACGTTGACACTCTCGCTGTCGATGAGCACCTCGCCGCTGGACTGGTTGTCGCCGACGTGAAGGCCGTCATTGTCGATGCGAATGACGCGCTTGAAGTCCGCTCGGGCAGCTTCAGCGGTCGCCTGCGCGGTGCTCGCAGCCACCTGCGCTTCATAGGCCATCTGACTCACCGCCGTCAGGACACCGTCCACCAGTCGGTACATCGGATGCTCCGGGTAAAAGTACATCTGGTAGGTGGAGTACATGTACCCCAGGGCGATGTAGGTCAGCGTCTCGCTGGCCGGGGCAGTCGTCAGCCAGTTTTCACTGGCCACAACAAAGCTGTTGCCAATCAGCGTCCCGGCAAGGTATAATGTGGCATACTGGGTCGCCGCCCATGAACTGCCCGCGTTGTTGCGCAGTGTGCAGCTGGGATAGCTCAGGTAGTTGTTGGTGCCCGTGGCGCTGGCGTTGATCGCGGATACCGCCCACAGGATGGGCTTGTCCGCGTCAAAGATCGAACCCGCCGCCAGATGGAAGTACCCGCCCGAGTCGCTGACAATCACGCGGGACGCTGAGATAGCGGTCTTAGCCTTTATGATGTTGTTGAAACGGATTCTGTCGTAGGTGTTGTCGTTGAGCGTCCTGCTGATCCACCAGCCGGTGTAGGCCGTGCCGCCAATCGACACACCTGCTCGGTACACCATCTGCACCATGTTCCCTGCGGCAATGTGCGTGGTGCAGCGCGTCGTGGAACTGATGTACACGTTCTTCGCCCCGGTCGTCCCGCCGCCGGACAGCGTCAGGTTGAGCGTCGCCGCCGTGCTGGTGCCCGCGTAAGGAAGCCAGTAGAGTATGACCTGGCCATCCGTCAGCGAGGCAAACGAGGCGCGTCCCGTCCAGGCATTCGTGGACGCGGTCTGTGTGCCCACAATGCACTCCGTACTGGAAAGCGCCTGCGCTGCCGCTCCCTCCGCTGTCTGGGCGAGATTGTACGCTGCCTTTGCCGCTTCATAAGAAGAGGACAGGGACACGTCGCTGTAGGCGAAGTCCCCGTCCGTAAAGACATTCAGGTCGCAGAAGTACAGGCTGTTCGTGCTGCCGGAGGTGTAGCTGGGCTCCGTCGTTGTCCAGCTGCCTCCGGGCGGCTTGGTGGTGGGCTTTGCCGGTGGCGACAGCGTGGACGATTGCAGCAGGTAATATCGGGTGCAGGACTGCAGGTCTCGGATGGACGACAGCGTGACTGTCGCGGATGCTTTCACAGCCATAGATCATCCCTCCAACTGAGCGATATAGCTGGCCTTGTTGATTACGTCGGATGCGTTGATGTTCAGCGTCGCGCCGGTCGTGGACAGCGGTGTAGTGGAGCCATCCTTATACCACTTTATGGTGCCCAGCTCCGCAATCTGTGAAGCGCTGAGCTCTGTGCCAGCCCTGTACACATGGGCCGTCAGGGTCGTGCTGACGCCGGTATTCTTGAAGATGGTGCCGTTGCTGCTGGTGATGCTCATGGTAATGGCGTCCGCCCCGGCAGGGCCGGTGCCGCCGGTCGCACCCTTGATGTTGGAAACATACACCCACTTGGCTACAGACGCAGCGCCGCCAACCGTGCAGCGGTATGTATTCTGGGTACTGGTATTCAGATACATATCGCCGACCTTCGCGTTAGTGACGCCGGAACCACTGAAGATCGTAGCCGTAGTGGAGGTGCCCGTGATGCCGGTACCCGTATACCATTGTGCTGAAGATCCAGCGCCGCCGGTCGCGCCTTTGATGTTGGAAACGTATACCCACTTGGCCACAGATGCCGCGCCCGCAGTCGTGCAGCGGTAGGTGTTCTGGGTGGACGTATTCAGGTACATGTCGCCGACCTTCGCCGCAGTAATACCGGAATCAGGGAATGTAGTGGCTGTGGTACTTGTCCCGGTGATCGCTGTGCCGGTGTACCACTGCGAGGATGTGCCTGCCGCCCCTGGACTGCCCTTGAAGGCAATCTGGAAGGTGAATAGCTTGTGGATGGTGATGTTCCCGTTGTCCAGCTGGACGGGAATATCCACCACGCCGCCGGTGGTGACCGTATTGGCCACCGAGATAGTCAGGGTGGGCTGGGTGACGTCGGTGTCCTTTGTGACGGTCACCCCGGTTGGCTTTACCACGTCGTTCAGGTCGACGGACGCAGCCACCTGCGTTGCACCGCACATGGCCACTACGGTCGTGGTGGTGCTGCCCGCGTTGGCGGCGCTGGTGCTGCCCGCGAAGGTGTAGCTGTCATTTGTGAGTATGACCGAGTAGCCGTCCGTCAGGTCGACGATGCTGATCTGGTCAGATGTTCTGATGGCCATGAAGAATCCTCCTTAGTCCGTAATGAGCGCACAGCGGAACGTGACCTTCACGTCCACATCCGACGGGCCGAGCGTGAGCGTGAACCCTCCGTCCGATAGTCTGCTGTCTTCTGAAGAGATGATGCCGTACATGTCCTCGTCCATTCGCAGCCATTCCCACTGAAGGTGGGCGGTTGCCCCGAAGGTCGCTCTGAGCGCGGTGATGTTCTCGATGATCTGTTTTCCGTAGTGAATGGATACGGATAGCACCGTGGAGACGTTGTTGTCCTTGAACACCGTGCCCCGGCTGCTGTCGATGCGCAGCACGGCAGGCGTGGCGTCCTGCATGGCATCTTCCACGCTGTCATCCACCGTGCCGACCACCAATTGGATGAAATCCTGCGACTGGATCACCGAAGTGTTCAGCTGGTCGATGAAAGCCTGTCGCGCAAAAAGCTGATCCACATCGATGCGGGCAGCGTCGATCTGGTTGATGAGCGCGAAGGTGCCAAGAAGACTGCTGGTACTGATCTCAGATGCTGTAATGCTGGTTTCGAGGATGACCCGACCGGACTCCGTCTGTCCTGCGTCGATCTCCTGCTCCGTGACTGTGGTGAGTGTACCGGTCACGTTGCCGCTGCTGTCCACGTCGATGGAGTAATACTGGCCATTGCTGGCCCTGATGCACAGGTTGCCGATGGAGGCGCCGATCATCTGTGCGTACTCCACGGCCAGATTACGGATGAACACCTGCCCGGCTGCGCCATAGTCCAGATTCATCGACCGTGCCACCAGATGCTGGATCGTCGCCGCGTCAAAGGTCGCCGTCCCGCAGGTGATGACGGTGAACGCCGCCAGCGCTGCCGCGAGCGAATCTGTCTCTATATCATGAGCGTCCAAACTGGCTATCTTTGCCGCGCCCGCTTCAATCGCACCGGCATTCAGGCTGTTGATGGTAGCGGCAGCGATATGTGCGAACTCAATCGCCGCTGTCTGGATGTTCGCCGCGCCGATAGCCGCATTTTGGATATGCGCGTTGCCGATAGCTGCTTCCTGGATCTGAAGCTCGCCGACCGAGCCCTCCTGAAGCTGCCCGATGCCCACCGAGCCCAGGGCCAGCTTGCTGCCGGAAATGATACCGCTGGGCAGCTGCCGGGAGGAGATCAGGCTTGCACCCACGGTATCCTCCACGGTGCCCAGCGTCATCTTTTCATACTGCCGCGTCAGGCAGTTGTAGGTATAAGCGGTCATCCGCATGGACACTTCCACACCAACGCGCTTTGCGATTACCCGAACTGTATCCCCCAGGAAGATGGTCTGCAGGAAGCTGTACTGCCGGTATTCCTCGGTCTGCGTCACGTCAATGAACTCCACGGTCACTGTGACAGTGGGAAGGTCGCAACCCTTGTCGAACTCAGCCTGCGCTGCTTCTCGCATCTGCGTGTAGCAGGCAGCTTTCGTCTTCTTCTTTTTCCCCTTGGCGACCTCTTTGCAGTCAGACACCGCCAGATGAATCCACTTCGGCGCGGGATAACTGGCGATGTTTGGACTGTCGATGTAGACCTCCGGCAGGTACAGTACCTTGCCATCCTTGTCCTCGCCGGTTGGCATGATGCGCGTGACCACATCGCTCATGTCCACATCGTATTTGATGCCGGTCAGGTTCTTGCCCTGCCGGATCTGGATGTTGGTGTCGTTGCCCACGCGCTCGACGATGAACACGTCGAACCAGTCCCGTGTGAGTTCGCCGCCATACTTCTCCACAATGCCGCCATCACCAAGGATGCAATCTACAGGGTTCCTGTTCTCATAGAGCACTTCCTCAGCTGTCGCGGACAGGTCGGAATAGAAGGTGAAGTCGTGCTCGGAGAGGCATGCCGCCGAAAGCTGATCCACGACGGTCTTGCCGGTGGTGGTCTCCAACGCCTCCAGCTTCTTCACCATGTTTTCCGAAAGATCATAAAAAACGTGACGCGCATAAGCGGTCACCTTGTCGAGCTCCGGAACAACACGGTAGATGCGGAAGGGCTGGTCACGCAGCTGCCGGGCCTCGAGAACCTCCCCGGCGGCGTCCGCGTAGTCGGATGTATTCCTCACAAAAGCCAGCGACTCTGCGGGCATATACCCGCGCTTACCGTCCTGGCACACGACTTCCCAGAGTGTGCTGGTGGTTTGTTCCAGTACGATGACCAGCTTGCCCTTCTTGTACTTGCCCAGCTTTTTGTACTTGCTGCCGGTCGACGAGCGCAGCACCAGCGGATTGCGGCGGGTGTTGATCCTGTAGATGGCTTTTCCCTCGCTGTACTCCTTGTAGGACAGCGCCACCTGGGGCGTCACACCGGCGGGCACGGGAGCGCGGATGATGTTGCCCTCCACCAGTCGGTGCCATTTTCCAACGTCGTCCAGAGGATGAACGACCTCCAGTTCGTATTCGCCGTTCAGCGTTTCCTTCACCAGCGCGGAGGACGGGGAAATGGTGCCGAGACCGTTGCCGGAGAAGTCGGTACAGTCAGGTGAATATACGCAGAGCATGGACGATCACCTCCTTGTGGCGGGCAAAAGAAAAGCGCCACCGAAGTGACGCTGGGTTGATACTATCATCTCGTCAAACTGGAATTTACACTTTCACATGTGGATTTCTGTACTGCCCATGCTTTGAAGTGTTAGGGCCATATTGGATCGCATATTTCGGACAATGATGCAGACAACGAAGGCACATCAGGCATTGTTCTTTTACCCATACCGGATGTTTTTCTTTCATTTCAATCGCCCGTATTGGACATTTCTTTGCACAAAGGCCACAGCCGATGCAGGTATCTGTGGCGGTCAGGTTTTTTGTCCTGCGTTTATTCTCGTATACTTTTTCTCCTATTACAGCACCGAGCAACGGCAGTCGAAAATCCATGTGAACACCTGTCACCCGGCCTTTGATCTGCTCAATCAACTCTTCAATCTCTAAATCAGCCTTGCGATTGATTTCTGCTACTTTTTCCGGATCAGATAAGTCAAAGACAGGAGTCCAGTTATCCGGCATACGGATATCGAACATTGCATCAAAAGGACGCCCTTTCTTTTTCATGATACTGTTCGCCCTTGCAGCAGCACCGCCGGTTGTTGTGCCAAAGGTACCGACATAGAAAAGATAGGAGCAAGTCGGGCATTGAAGTCCCGTCAGGAATTCTTTGACATTTAGTGGAAGTGTCCAGTCAAACGTAGGTGTAACAATGCCAAGAGGTTCATCCGCAGCTAAACTAACTACTGGATTCGTCTCGATAGAAATAGCTTTGTCATTCGTAGCAGCTGCGATACGCTCCGCAACATGCTTGCTGTTGCCCGTGGCACTAAAATAAAGAATCATTTAATATTCCTCCACAAATCCCGATTTGATTCCTTGTTCGCAAAACCAGTATAACATAATAAGGCCATCAAAGAAAGACACTTTCCGTTACAAATACCGCCAGTTCGGAGTGATGACCACCCTGCTGACGTCCCCAGACCAGCTAATCAGGTTGTTGCCCGGCTTCAGCACAGGGAAGTCGCCTTCCATCTTCTCGTTCAGCAGCGTTTCCCCCTGATAGGCTTCCTGAATGACGCTGTTCAGCACGATGCTGTCTTCGACACCCTCAAGCTCGATGAAGGTGTCATTTACGATGAGCGTAATGTCGCCGCTGCCGTAGACGTGGATGATGGGTTCCGAGTACACGCTGCCGGGGTTTACCACCACGGCGCTGCCCGTCGTAATCGTCACCTCGGCGGGATTGCTCACATACCAGAACGGCGGGGAGCAGCGGAAATTCACCGCGAAGGAGCGATGGGGATTGCCCCGGAGAATCTTCTCAAACGGGATCTGATTGCTGACGCGAGCATGGTAGAAACCGCCCGGACGGTTAGCAAAGGTCACCGTCCCGCTGCCCTTCAGCCAACTGGCGATGCTGGGAATCAATGCCGGATCTCGGATGAAACAGGTGGCGGTCAGCGTCAGGTCATCGTACACGTCGTCGCCCTCCAGCGTGGTCAGACTTCCGGGCCTGCCGGGGATGGTCGTCTGTTTTGAGCGTTCCTGCGGTACCGTGACGGGTGGCTGCTCGGAGACGAAAATGCCGTACTCCGTGCAGCGCGTCCCGTTCCATTCAAACCAGTCGTTCATGCGGATACCTCCTATGCCATCCGCAGCCCGCGTCCGCGCTGCTGCGTCCGGGTGAGCGTTGCAATCTCCACAGCCAGATCGTGGATGTCACGGTCGCTGCGGATGTAAAAGCTATTCCCGGTCAGATTCACGCTGCTATCCTGCCGGATGGTCTGCCGGTTGTCGTTGTGGGTGTTCCCGACAACGATGCCGCCCTGAGCCTCTTCGGTGAGATACCGGGCAGCGTTGCGGATGATCTTCGCCTGTTCCTGCTGGCCTTCAAGGAAGCCTTCGCCCATGCCCTTCATGGCCATGAGGCCGACTTCCTCCCGGAAGACACCGGAAGGCGAGTGAATGTCCAGCGCAGCCTTTGCCGCAGAGATCGCGGACTGCGCAACGCGCACAGCGGCGGAGATAACCCCGGACTGTCCGGCGCTGATACCGGACGCAATGCCAGAGGATATTGCCGTGCCGATGCTCCGGGCGCTGCTGGCCGCTGTCGCCGCCTGCGCGTTCAAAGCAGCGGATAGCGCTGCCATGAGGTTAGATGCTGCCGTGGCGCTGTCACCCGCAAAGCTGTACTGCGTCATGCCCTGACCAACACCGGCAGAGACATCGTTGCCCAGAGGTACCATGCGCTGCGCCGGGGACTGGCTCTGCAGGGAACCGCGATATGCGCCTTCAAGATTGTCGGCAGCGGTACCGGTGTCACCGGAGAAGTCATACTCTCCGATTCCCCGACCCACACCGGCGCTGGCATCAGTACCAACCTGTGGCATCACACCGGCGATGGCGGTTTGCAGACTGGCGGCGAGGGTCGACGCATCGCCCTCCCAGCCATATTCCTGCATGCCCTGCGCGATGGAAGAACTCAGTTCATTGCCCACGCCGATGTACTCATCGGCAGCGCTGACCAGATCGAGGATTTCCTGCAGCTGCGCGGCATACTCCGCCGCTGTGTCCGCGTCCAGGTCTCCGCTGGACAGCGCCTGCCACAGATTGAGCGCCAGGTTGGAAACGGTCTCAAGGTAATCCTGCCGGTTGGTCAGAT